TAAAAACTAGCAAATCCATCAAAATTAAGGTTAATCTGTAGTACATGAGTGTAAAAACACGAGAAAACTTAACATTGAGATGGGCCCAGGGGGAGGTGTTCAATGCAAAAAACAGATTTAGGGTACTGGTGGCTGGCAGAAGATTCGGAAAATCCTATTTATCTTGTATTGAACTTGTAAACGCTGCGATTAAACGCCCAGGCGAGACATATTTTTACTGTGCTCCTACATATCGCATGGCAAAAGACATTGCCTGGAAAGAACTAAAGAAACTCGTACCAAGAGAATGGATACAGTCAAAAAACGAAACCGATCTCAAAATCGAACTAATTAATGGATCGCTAATCGAACTCAAGGGAACCGAAAACGCAACCACGTTAAGAGGTCGAAGTTTAGCAGGAGTTGTACTAGATGAGGCAGCATTTATGGATTCCGATGTCTGGTTTCAAGTTATAAGACCAGCATTAGCAGATAAGCAGGGGTGGGCACTATTTATTTCAACTCCCGATGGCACGGCAAGCTGGTTTTACGATTTATGGTGTTACGTTCCAGAAGATCCTACGGGAGATTGGAAAAGGTGGAGTTTTACAACTATAGATGGGGGAAATGTTCCAGCAGAGGAAGTCGAGGCTGCGAAGGCCCAATTAGACAGCAGAACATTCAAGCAAGAATTTGAAGCAAGTTTTGAAAATCTTACGGGATTGGTGGCTGTAAGTTTCAGCGATGACAACATCAGTGCTGAAGTCCAGGACTTACAGATGTTACCTTTAATTTTGGGATTGGATTTCAACGTGGACCCAATGGCGGGAATTTGTGCAGTTAAGCATAATGATAATCTTTACGTTTTTGATGAAATCATGTTGACGGGTGGAGCAACAACTTGGGATTTTGCGGAAGAAGTTATTAGGAGGTATGGGGTAGATAGACGAATTATTGCTTGTCCTGACCCTACTGGTAGTGCGAGAAAAACAAGTGGAGTTGGGGTTACGGACCACAATATTCTTCGGAGGTCTGGATTTACAGTTATGAGTCCAAAATCTCCCTGGAAAATAAGAGATAAGATTACTTCTATCAATACAGCTTTGTATGATGCAAATGGAGATCGAAGAACATTCATTCACCCACGTTGTAAAGAATTGATAAAAGCATTACGAACTCTTACTTATGCACCGAATACTGGTTTACCAAATAAAAATTTAGGAGTTGACCATGCGTTTGATGCTTTTGGTTATCTTTGTTTGCAGCAATTCAACCTTGCAAAACCAGAGACATTAGGTCAAACTTCGTTTAGAATATACTAAGAGTTACTTTTTTATTATGCCTGGACATTACGGTTCAATGAAACCCAAAGGTAAAAAGAAGAAAAAGAAGGGAACTAAGAAAAGTGGCAAACATTCCTGTTAATAAAGCCTTATATTCAAGAGTAAAGTCAGAAGCTAAACGCAAATTTGCTGTTTATCCTTCTGCCTATGCAAATGCGTGGCTTGTACGAGAGTACAAAAAGCGTGGTGGTACTTATCGCACGGGAACTAAAAAACGTGGCAAGAAGTAGTGGCGGTCTAACCCGTTGGTTTAAAGAAAAATGGGTTGATGTAAAAACAGGAAAGCCTTGTGGCCGTCAAAAAGGCGAAAAACGAGGTTATCCAGCTTGCCGACCAAGTAAACGTGTATCAAGTAAGACACCTAAGACTGCTGGCGAGATGTCAAGTGCTGAAAAAACAAGATTTAAGCGTGAAAAAACTGGTAGTGCTAAGATAAAGTATCAACATAGACGTAAAAAACCTACCAAAAAGAAAAAATGATTGAAATTACTGATGAAATGCTTGATGTTATTGAAAAAGTGAAAGGAAAGCGAAATCCTGCACTTTGGGACCCTAGATGTGAACAATATATGAGAAATAACACGAAAGGTACTGTAAAAAAGTCAACTACAAGTTAAACTATTTATAAATACTCTTTTTTCTTAGAATAATGGCATTTTTTCGTGGAGAAGAAGGCTCCGTAAAATTTAAAAACGGATCTGGAACTACTGAAGCAATCGTGTCTACCACTGGTTGGTCACTTGATATAACAAAAGACACTTTAGATGTAACTGCTCATGGAGCAACATCTAGATCATTTGTTGGTGGATTAATTTCTGGATCTGGTACTATTGACTTTCTTTATACAGCAGCTAGTGGTAATGAAACTGCAAACTTGTTAGCTGATGTTTTAACAGCAGAAGATCCAGCAGATGCACAGTTTCAATTATTTTTAGATACTTCTGGTAGTAAAAGTGTAAGTTTTTCTGGCATTGTATCAGGAACGACTTTAAGTGCTCAAACAGCAGACCTTGAAACAGTTAGTGTTAGTTTTATAACTTCTGGTGCTATTACCAACGCTGCATAATGCCAAAAAAAAAGGGGGTAAGTTTGTCTGTTGGTCGAGGTGAAAAGTCTCGAAAGGGAGGACTTACTGCTAAAGGTAGAGCAAAATATAATCGTGCCACAGGTAGCAATTTACAAGCACCTGTAACAGAAAAAAGTCCAACGGGAAAAAGAGCAGCCAGACGAAAATCATTTTGTGCCAGAATGAAAGGAGTCAAAGGCCCGATGAAGGACAGTAAAGGCAGACCAACCAGAAAAGCATTAGCATTAAGGAGATGGAAGTGCTGACATGACTTACGCAATCCCAGGTCCAATAAGAACCAATATTGTTTCATCTACTTCTGTAGGAGGAGTTGATAGTCCTTTTACTAGAACAAGAGCAGTTCTAGACATGATGAAGGGTTGGGAAATAATGAAAGCAGTTAGTGAAGGAACTGACTATTTAAGAACTAATAGTGAAGCATTTTTACCATTAGAACCAAGAGAAGATTTTGACGCTTATCTTGCAAGAGTAAATAGAGCAGTATTCAGTCCATTTACTCAAAGATTAATTAGAGCAGCAGCAGGATTAGTTCTTCGCAAACCAATAACACTTACAGGCGATCCATACTGGACAGAAATGTTCAAAGCAGACGTAGATGGCTGTAAATCAGATTTAGACGAATACGCACGAAGAATATTAATGTGTTCTTTAACATACGGCCAAAGCCACATACTTGTAGACTATCCTGCACCATCAGGAGCAGTAAGCCTTGCAGAAGAACGTCAACAAAACCGCAGACCCTATTGGATCGAAGTAGACCCAACAAATCTTTATGGCTGGAGACTAGATAGAGAATCAAATTATGGAAACTTGATACAGGTAAGAATAGGCGAAAAAGCTGTGCTACCTGATGGACAGTTTGGCGAAAAAGTATTTGACCAGATTAGAGTAATTGAACCAGGTAGATACAGAGTATTTCGTAAGAAAGAGCAAATCGAAGAAATGTATGACGTATCAGACAACAGCGTTACTGGTGACTTTGAAGCTGGTTCAGCAGATAAAGACTACAGACAGGTAGAATCTGGTAGTTTTTCTCTTGGTGAAATACCTTTAGTAACAATTTATGCTGGTAAAACAGATAATTTAGTAAGCAAACCACCTCTTTTGGACATTGCATATCTAAATCTTGCACACTTTCAAAGACAAGCTGATCTAATACACAGTTTGCACGTTGCTTCACAACCATTATTGGTTATGGAAGGATATGACGATCAGACCAAAGACCTTGCTATTTCTGTAAACTACGCAATGGCTACACAGCCTGGCAACAAAGTTTATTATGTAGAGCCAGCTTCCAGTGCTTTTGATGCACAATCAGCAGAAATAAAAGAGCTTCAGATGCAAATGGCAACACTCGGAATCAGTACATTATCACAACAGAAATTTGTAGCTGAATCAGCCGATGCTCGTAGACTAGATCGTGTAGATACAAACTCCATGTTGGCAATGGTTTCTATGGAGCTAGAGCAAAAACTACAAAAGGCTTTTAACCTATCAGCCGAATATGTTGGAATCGAACCACCAGAAGTAAAAATAAGCAGGGATTTTGATATTGAAAGGTTAATTGGACAAGATATTACAGCTTTAACATCACTATTCGATCAACAAGTCATTGATAGAGAAGAATTTAGAGATATTTTGGTACATTT